GTTCTAGTTTAGAATGACGCTCTGTTAAATCATGATTAGCCATTCTTACTTTCTTAATTGTATCTACATCATTTTTTCTGCATTGTAAAGCAATAGTTCCTTGACCAACAGCTGGAATAATAGGTAACCTTGTTGTTATTCTATCAATAGCTAAAGCCATCAATCCAGCTTCTGCTAATACTATAGCATCATATTCACCAGCGTCAAGTTTTGCAAGACGAGTATCGATGTTTCCTCTTATGTGTTTAATCTTTACATTCAAATGCCCAAACTCAGCTTTCAACTGCTCGCTTCTTCGAGGTGATGATGTACCCAATGTAAATCCATCAAAGACTTTACCTATGATAACGTCATATGGTGAACTACGCTCGATATATGCTGAGACAATAAGATCAGGATGTTCAAAATCACCAGGCATATCTTTAAGACTATGCACAGCTACATCGATTTCATTATCAAGTAATGCACTTTCGATTGCTGAACAAAACACTCCTTTACCACCAATTTCGTGGACTGGTAAATCCGGGTTAAGATCACCTAACGTTTCAATAACAACTATTTCAGTATCGCATTGTAATAATCCGCATGCTTTATCTGCGTATGCCAAAGCAAGATCACTTCCTCTTACACCAACTCTCATCATTTCCACCTCACACTAGGAGGAAGGCTCATAAGAATTGCATCCATATTACCACCAGTTTTAAAACCGAACCTTGTTCCTCTATCATACAATAAATTAAACTCTACATATCTGCCACGCTTTATTTCTAAAGTTTCTCTATCAACATCTTTGTAAGGTGTGACAGAATATAACCAAGAAAAAGTATCGATCATTTGATTGAATGTGCGGCCTACATCTTTAACAAAATCAAAGCTCATATCTGACGGATCATGATATTCGAAGAATATACCGCCAACTCCTCTTGTTTCATTTCTATGAGGCAGAAAGAAATACTCATCGCATGCTTTACTAAACTCAGGATAGTAACTCTTATCGTGCTTATCACACATATCTTTTAATGTATCATGGTATCCTTCTTTATCAAAATCCATGCAAGGTGTAATATCCATACCACCACCAAACCATTCTTTAGTGCTAGTCTCCAAATACCTCGTATTAAAATGCATTGCTGGCATATGAGGATTCTTTGGATGTAATACTACACTAATTCCAGTTGCTTTATACAGGTTATGCTCATCTGTTCCTGGTATTTCATGTGCAAACTCTTTATCAAATTCACCGTTAATCTTACTAAAGTTAACAGTACCCTTCTCAAACACTTTGCCTCTGATAGTTTTGTGGAGTTGAGTCCAACCTTCTTTGGCTGGTGCTTCATGAGTTTCCATCTTACTATCTATTGATTCGATTGTGTTACATATATCGTTTTGAAGTTCTTTAAACCAGTCACTGTATTCATTAAACATTAAAGCTTCCTTTTTTGTTGACATTTCTGGGATGCCGTGTAGAATAGTCTTATCTACTATAAAATAATAATTAGATTTCTATAGTGTATATCTTCATGGCAAACTGTTCTTGCCCGTAGATCTCGACTCTTTTTCTAAAGTGAGTCAAAGTGTAATTAGAGTATGATCCAACGCTAAGATCGTCTGCGATATCATATAGAGTAGCTTTATCTGCATCATTACCCTTTCTTAAGGTTCTCCCGATTGATTGCAATACTTTAACTTCAGATTTAGATCCAGAAGCAAATATCACATTGTCCAACTTCTTCAAGTTTACACCAGTTGAGAACACTCCATATGATGCAAGAATATCGTGTTGTTTAACAGGATCATTCTCAATTAAATGTCTTATGCGTTCTCTTTCATCACCTTTTGTTGCACCATATATGAAATGTAATTGACGATCATCTTTACGCAGCATTGGCTCTAAGATTTTGCCATGTTTCTCTACTAAATCAAACAATACTAAGTTGTTCTGATCTTTTAAAGACCATAGAAGATTGCGAATGAAAAGATTTCGTTTCTCGTGGTTTACAAGGTATTCACGTTCAGCCGGATATTTTTTGCTTGGATTATCTACTTTAGTTAAAGCCTTTTTAAATGCCTTACGGTTTTCGACACTGTGTGATAACACTATTGCTTTAATGTTAAAATCTGCAACTGTGCCTGCATCCATGAGATCCTTAGTAGTAACATGTTTTCTTACAGATCCGAAACAACCCTCAAGAACTAGTCTATGAGTTTTGCTTTCTTCTGATTTCAATGTACCTGTAAATCCATGTCTATAATAGCACTCGTCTAAAGATTCCATAATCTTCTGTAATGATTTAGCTTGAAATAAATGTGCTTCGTCTCCTAACACAACTTTAAACTGACTGAACCAATCTTTATTTAATTTAATAAGAGATTGCCAAGTTGAAATTACTATAGGGGCATTTGTATTTTTATCTATGCCACCTTGAATTTTGTACATCATTGATGGATCGCAACCGTAGTCTACAAAGTCTCCGTACATTTGGTGCACTAGTCCAATCGTAGGAACAATAATAAGAGTACGATGATCATAGTTTCTAAAGTAATGTTGTTGAATTAAGTAAATAATCAGAGACTTACCAGAAGATGTAGGCGACAAAGACAATGATCTATTATCTCTCAAAGCATCTACGATATATTTGTTTTGGTAATCTCTTGGTTCGAATTTACAATCTACTTCTTTTGCGATCTCGTAACCGTAATCTTCTGGAATATTTTCACCGAATAGTAACTGATCAGAAGCTCTTAGTTCATATTCACGCTCTTCGCAGAATTTTTTTAATTTGTGGAGTAAACCTACATATAGAACAGGTTTCATTGCGTTGAATATTCTTATCCAACCGTCCCAAACCTTGTTCTTATATGCAGGAGAAAACTGGTAATTATTAGGTTGAAACCTGAAGTATTGTTCAAGTTCCATCTTAATACCAGAGTCTGCAGTGATCCTAAGATGCACAGCATTTATCTGTTCTACATTAACAACTTCCATAACAAAAATCTCCACTATCGTATATTATGATACTATTTATCTATATACGCCAGGGTAAATTTCACGAGTTTCTTACAGTGTCTATCATCAACTGAACGTTATCAGGATTTGCATCTGGTGTTATACCATGACCAAGGTTAAAGATATGAGGACCATCTTTAAAAGATTGAACAATTTTTTTAGTATCATCTATTAAATCTTGTCCACCACTAACCATATGAGATGATTTTAGATTACCTTGCACACAACCATCTATTTGAAGTTGCTTCGCGGCCCAAGCAGGATTAATAGAATTATCTAATGCAAGACAATCAGCGCCTGTTTCTTTTTGAAACCCGATATAGTTATGTCCTGCTTCTCTTGGAAACGCGATGATTGGCGTATCAGGGTGTCTAAGTTTAAGTTCTTTTATAATTCTTTTAGTTGGTTCCAAGGCATACTTTTTAAAGTCTTCACCTTTTAAAGATCCTGCCCAACTATCAAACAATTTAACTACCTCTGCACCAGCTTCAATCTGTTTACTAAGGTATTCTATCGTTGCTTCTGTAATAATATTAATAATAGCTTGAAACAAAATAGGATCTGTATCTTTTAATAGATGAGCCGGAGCTTGATCTTTAGTACCTTGACCTGCGATCATATAAGTTGCTACTGTCCATGGAGCACCAGCAAATCCAATCAGAGTTGTTTCTTTTGGTAATTCTGAGGAAAGAATTTTTAAAGTCTCGTATATTGGACTAAGTGTCTCATCTATTCCATCAACTGATTTAAGATTATTAAAATCTCCGTATGTGGTTATAGTAGATAGACGAGGACCTTCACCAGCAACAAAGCTTAAATCTAAACCAAGAGCCTGAGGTATTAGTAGAATATCTGCAAACATAATAGCAGCATCAAACCCATAACGACGAATTGGTTGTAATGTTACTTCTGCAGCTAACTCTGGATTATAGCATAACGATAAGAAATCGCCAGCTTTAGCACGAGTTGCACGGTATTCTGGTAAGTAACGACCAGCTTGTCTCATCATCCAAATTGGAGGAATAGGTAGTGTTTCACCTGCTAACGCCCTTAATATTGTTTTGTTACTCATGCTTTAATATCTACACCTTTTGATTTTACTACTGGCTCAACTTTGCGTGGCTTTTCCTTTATAACCTTTGGTGGTTTAATAATAGGATAGATCGCGGGATGCCCATAGATATTGTTTATCATTAGTATTCTCCAGCTTGGAATTTAAGAATGTCTATCATTGATTTAATAATAAAGTTCCGACTGTGAATTGTCTTCACAATATCTTCTAAAAAATTAGCTCTTTCAGTATGATAATCTATTCTCAGACTTAGATTAATAATGTCTTTATCAGCCTGAATATATTTGTCCATGTCTTGACGCATGACTTTCTTTTGGAAAGGTTTCCAATTATGTCCAAGCAAATCTTCTTCGGCCATTTCGCCGTTTAACCATTCACGCTTATCAAATTCAAGTTCTTTATAGTCATACTTAAGCTTCTTAACCTTAAGAGCTTCTCTGTAGTACATGTTATAATATTTGGAATGAAGTTGTGGAATTTTCTTTGCTTCATTACCCAGGTTAGTTTCATCGATCACAGCGTCTGCAGCCCAAACTTCGCTAATATCATCAGTACTCATAAACAAAACCCTTTCCTAATCTAGAATCATTAAGACTATTCTACACTAGTAAGCTAAAAATGTCAACTTAATTTTTGGAATTTAAATCTATCGTATCTAAAAGTCATGGAAGCTTCTGGATATATGACGTCATCAGCTGTTACATCTAGTTGTACCCCTGTTAAATTTGTCGGGAAACAATTCAGAAACGTAAATTGGATATTAGGATTCTTGTGAGAGTTCAATATCGTAATAGTAATATCAGATACAGTACCTTCATCAGAAGCAGCTAATGATGCAAATTGAGCTAAGTCTTCAGTAGATGTAAGACTTTCCATCCAAGTCAAACACTCGTTATAGTTGCCCATAGATTCGTCTACTATAAACGAAAGGTCTAACTCTTGATATAAAAGTCTATCGCTTGTGCTGTAGTAATTTGAAAGAGGGGTAGGTGTTTCTATTGTCCCAGATGAGACACCTGGTATCAATACTCTTTGTGTGAAAAATTCTACATTAGGCAAGCGTTTCACATTAACCTTAAACCCTACGGGAGATAAGAAATTTGTAATCATGATTATTTTCCTGTGTACAGTAATGATTTAGTATGATAGTATTTATCAGAACGTGGTATTTTGATTCTATAAATATATCACCTACAACAATAAGGACGATCCTAATGATCGACGACCCGTGCGATGACTGTTCACACTGGATTGGTAAAATATAAAGAATATTATGGAGTTTTGAAATGGCGAACGACTTTCGAATTTTGACAGCAAGACAGCATGTGAGAGAGCGCATAGGGATGTACCTAGGCTCTAGTTCACAAGAAGAAGTAGAGCGTTTCGTCAAAGGCGAATGGAAGACCTCACGGTATGTTCCAGCACTATCAAAGATGGTTGATGAGATTTTAGATAATTCGATTGATGAGGCTATCAGAACCAACTTCAAGCATGCTAATAAAATAGATGTCTCTATTAATATGGATATGGTCACTGTTACAGATAACGGTCGTGGCATTCCGCAAGATGAAATATTCGATGAGACCAGCAAAGAGAAAATCATGCGGCCTGTAGCTGCGTGGACTCGAGTAAATGCAGGAACGAGTTTCGATGACGAAAGAGTCACAATCGGTACAAACGGTGTTGGATCTTCTGCTACTAACTTCTTATCTTCAAAATTCACTGGTAAGACATGGTCAAAGGGCAACTTAATTGCTGTCACATGTAAGAATGGTGGCGAAGATATTAAAGTTACACAACGAGACAAAGACGGATCAGGCACAGAAGTTTCTTTTGTACCAGACTTTGATTGCTTCGAAACTGAAAGCCTTGGAAATCTAGATACTATCGAATTGTTAGAAGATCGTTTGATGAGTTTGCAAATGGCATTCCCTGAAATTCGTTTCTCTTTTAATAAGAAGAAGATTAGCGTATCAGATCTTAAGAAATACTCTGCATTATTTAATGATACTGTTGTTATTGAGAAATCAGAAAACGTTTCGTTTTTCTTTACATCATCTGAAGATGGTTTTAGAACAAACTCCTTTGTGAATGGTGTTAACACTCGTATGGGTGGAACATATGTAGACTACGTAGTAAACGGTATCGTTGAAGAATTAACTACTATGATTAAACGCAAGTTTAAAGTAGAGGTCGCTAAGAATACTATTAAAGGTGGATTAACATTCGTATTGTTTGCACGTAACTTCGTTAATCCAAAGTTTGACTCTCAAACAAAAGAGCGTTTAACTAATCCTATGAGTAATGTTCGTGAGCATTTTGAAACTGCGGATTGCAAGAGCTTTGAATTCTATGCTAAGAAGATTATCAATACACCAGATCTTATTGATCCCATCATCGAAGCACAACTAGCTAAGAAGATTGCTGCTGATAAACGTGCTGCAACTTTAGCTCAGAAAAATCTTCGTAAAGTAAAGGTAGCAAAGCATATCGCAGCAAGCCGTCAAGAAGCAACTCTTAAAATTGTAGAAGGTGACTCAGCGATGGGTTTCCTGTTGAAAGTAAGAGATGCTACTAAGGTTGGTGCTTATCCTTTACGTGGTGTTATTATGAATACTTGGGATATGAAACCTGCTGATGTACTTAAGAATAAAGAGTTATCAGAGCTTGTAGCAGTCCTTGGTTTAGATATTAATAATCCTAATTCTGTAGACAACGCTACGTATGATAATATAGCTACACTCACAGATGCTGACCACGATGGTATCGGTCATATTAGTCCGTTGCTAATTGCGTTCTTCTATAAGTTCTGGCCTCGTCTATTGACTGAAAAGCGAGTTAAGATTACTCGTACACCAATCATGATTTCAAAATCAGGTGATAAAGTTAAATGGTTCTATACTTACGAAGAAGCATCAGAGTTTAAAGCCAAACAATCTGGTTGGAAGCATCGTTATATTAAAGGTCTTGGCTCATTGACCGAAGAAGAATATGATGTGATTATCAATCAACCTCAGTATGATACTGTAACAGTTGATGATGCATCTATGTTTCAGATGATGTTTGGTAAAGAAGCACAATTGCGAAAAGATTATATGTTCGCATAGCCGTTTACTAATGGAGAATAATGTAGTAGTATGGATAGAATCATAAATTTCATTTTATGGTACAAGAAGCTTAGAGCAGTTGGTACATATGAATGGCATAACTGCATTGAGTGGGCAATATCAAATAGTGGAACACACTATACTAACGGAGAATATTTTAAATGAGCGTACTAGAATTTACTAAAGCAGATGACGGAACAAGAGATTACCCTATCTCTGCCGTTGCTAAAAACGAATGGTTGAGCTTTGCAATGTATACTGTAGAGTCAAGAGCTATTCCAAACATGATCGATGGTTTAAAACCAGTTCAACGCTTTTATCTTTATTCTTCATTGCTAAATTCAAAGCGTGACTTCAAGAAAGTATCTGCTGTTGCAGGTATTATTTCTGATTACGGTTACAATCACGGTGAAACATCAGCTGCTGGTGCTGGTCAACTTATGGCCGCAACTTGGAATAACAACGTTTGTTTAGTTGAAGGTCGTGGATCATTTGGTACTCGTCTTGTACAAGAACCAGGTGCAGCACGATATGTTTACACTCGTGTTCATTCTAACTTTGAAAAGTATGTTAAAGATACCGATCTTTCTCCAGTACATGACGATCCAGAACATCAACCACCAATGTTCTATCTACCTGTTATTCCTTTGGTATTAGCCAACGGAACTAAAGGTATTGCTACTGGATTTGCAACAAACATCCTTCCTCGTGCCGAAGAAGCGCTCTCTGATGCTGTTCGTGAGTATTTAACGAGTGGTACTATAGCGAAGAGACTCCAGATTAAGTTTCCTGAGTTCAAAGGTAGTGTTGTATATGATAATGAAGAAGAACGCTACACTGTTCGCGGTATCTTTGAACGCACAAGCAAGACTGTAGTAACAATCACTGAAGTACCTTATGGTTATGATCGTGAAGCATATGTAAAAGTATTAGATGCTCTTGAAGATAATAACGATATAGTATCATACGAAGATCTTTGTGACAAGCAAGGTTTTAGATTTGAAGTTAAGTTAAAGCTTGCGTCAGCTAACGCATGGACTGATGAGCGTATTATGCGTAAGTTCAAACTTAGCAAACCGTTAAGCGAAAACCTTACTGTGATCGATCATAAAGGTAAGCTCCGTCAATATAAAGATGAGCGCGAACTGATTAAGGATTTCTGTGAATTCAGACTTACAGTTCTTGATAAGCGTATTGCTCTACGTAAAGTAGAAGCGCACGAAGCTATTCGTTGGTTGAGAGTTAAGATGGAATTTATTCAATCTGTACTCGATGATAAGATTAAGTTTAAAAACCAAAAGAAAGCTGCAGTGTCAAAGCAAATTCTCGATCACACTCAAGCTGCTAAAGAAGACATCGACCGTCTACTTAGAATTAACATCATGAGTTTGACAGACGAGATGGTTAAGGAACTTGCTAAAGATATTAAGTCTGCAGAAAAAGATGTACGTTATTGGGAGTCAACTACTCCTAAGAAACAATTCATTCTAGATCTCGAAGGGATTTAACAGTGTACAGACCTATAGAATCAATATAGGTCTGTATTAAGGAGAATTAATTATGTACTACTCAACTTACGGCAAACCTTCAAAAGTATCAAATCCGTTAATGGATAAGATGGTTGTATTCGCAGCAGATTTCTTAGAGATCGATGAAACAATTGAAATTGATTTCGAAGATCACGAAGATGGAACTTGTGGCTTTTGTGATTACGACTTAGAAGAAGGTATTACGATTGGCATTAATCCAAAGTTAAGCAGAACAGAAATCTGCAAAACTTTATTCCACGAAATGGTACACGCAAAGCAATATATCAGAGGTGAACTTATTTCTGGTGTAGGTAAAGCGCCGTCTCGTTGGTTAGGTAAAGAAGTCACTGGTAATTATATGGATTTGCCGTGGGAACGAGAGGCATATGATACTGAAGCAGCAATGTGGTCAATATTCTCAAACGAAATCTTGAAGAAACCATTAAAATGATTATTGACGTGCATATCGACGAAGACGAAATGTTAAATGATTTGGCTGTTAGGTTTATTAGGTTTGCATGTAAAGAATATGGAATACTACCACGTAAAATATCAGTTGAAGCACACGATATAGTTGGTAATAACGGCATGTGTTTTGATGAACCAGACGGCAAGTATACTATACTAATAAAGGATAACAGAGATTTGGGTCATATATTCACTACGTTAGCTCATGAAATGATACACGTCAAACAATACATGACTCAGAACTTGGGTGCGCTACTGGATGAACAAGCAGACCTTCCTTATAGTGATCGATGGTGGGAAGAAGAAGCATTCACAGATGCTATCCCGCTCGTAGAAAAGTTTTCTAAAACTATAAACATAAAATATTGAGAGGAACTAAAATGCTAGAAGTAACAACATATAAACATAAGATCGATCTAAACACAGTTGATACGTTCGGATCGTATGGTTGTAATCTCTATAAAGACGGAGAATTTGTTGAGGCCCGTGTATTCACTAATTGTTCTGGACAGACGTTCATGAATGAAGCTCGTGAGATATCTCAATTCGAAGGATTAAAAGTTGAGATGTTGCAGTATTAACCATTTACAATAATTAAGAATCAGAATAGATTGAGAGTATCAAACAAAGGAAACGAACATGACCAGTAACATTACATTCTTTGAAACCCATGAAGATCAAAAACAAATTTGTTCTTTTGGTCGTAAGATGGTACAGTTTTCTGAGAGTGGTATAAATATGACTGTACCGCTCGAGATACTGAACGCTATGACTCGCGTTGGCGATATAATGGCTGAAACCGGAACATTGAAGAAATTAAGTAAGACTGATAAACTGGTCGTAAAATATGCTAAGAAAGTTATGTTATGAAAAATTCAATTAAAAGTTTAATTCTTACGACCGCACTGGTCGTATCTTCAACTCATGCTATGGCAGGAACACCTAAAAATTTAAAGGTGTTCGATCACACTAAGACCATAGTTACGCAAGTACCTATCAACCAACAGACTTGTTCTGAGGTAAAGGTTCCAATTTATTCATCTGTTACCACGCAAGGTGATGCAGGTGGTGGAGCTTTGTTAGGCATGATTCTCGGCGGTCTCCTTGGAAAGGGTGTTACTGGCGATGACGGTGGAGCTGCGGCCGGTGCGGTTATCGGAGGAATCATTGGAGCTAACGAAGCTGAGACTTCTACTAACCAGCAAGTCGTTGGATATGAATACGAAACACGATGCAGTATGCAAACAGGATATCGCGAAGAAATGATTGAAGCATATTCTCATTCTACAATCAGATTTCATTTAGACGGTAAACGCTATGTACTGAAGTTTAAGAAATGATAGACATTATCATAGGCAATCTAATCTTTTGGCCAATATATATCTGGGTCTGCATGATCCCTTATCGTATATTCGAAAAAACAATGCAGGAGAGTTAATGAAATATACTTTATTGCGCGATGGTTTAACAGTACGTCAAATCGTAATGGTTGGACCAATCACCGATAATCACAGATCTTCTAAAATAGTTGATCTTGAATTTAACACACACGAAGCTGCGCTAGAAGTCGCAACAGTTTTAAAAGCTGAAGTTGTTGATAATAGTATGAAGAAAGCAGCATAAAATTAAAAGGTCTCTTAGCTCAGTGGATAGAGCAAGTGCCTTCTAAGCACTAGGTCAAAGGTTCGAATCCTTTAGAGATCACCAATATTAAAGTGAAAGAAGTAAATATGGAACGCTTATACGCAGCAACAGCTTTAATACTCGCAGTCATTGTGTTATCTGAATACACTTTAGCTTCAGTTATTATGTTGTTAATTGCAGCTACGCCAGCGTTTGCTTTTGGTTCTTACTTAGTGAAAGCAACTTATACGCGCAGAAATCTTTTGGGTTCTTCAGCGTATATAGTTCCATTCGTATTTGGCCTAGGTCTTATACTAGTGAGCATTAAGCTTCTAACCGTAATCTATACGATAATCTAATAAGTGCCCGCGTGGTGGAATGGTATACACAACAGACTTAAAATCTGTCGCCCTTAGGGCTTACCGGTTCGAGTCCGGTCGCGGGTACCAAGAATAAAACTCCTCTAGCTCAATTGGTTAGAGCAGAACGCTCATAACGTTTTGGTTATAGGTTCGAGTCCTATGGGGAGTACCAACATTAACCAAAAGGACGCTGCATGTCATCTTTCAGAAATTCACTAACAAGCAATTCAGATAGAACACTAAGGGAACTTACAAGAATTTTATCTGCTAATGACATTGAATATTTCATTAAAGAACGAAATGGGTCTGTCGTTAGAATACATTTCATAGTTAAAGAAGAGCCTGATGAAAGTACTAGTTAGTGGCGCAGCAGGTTATATTGGTTCACATGTATGTAAACTTCTAAAAGAACATGGACATGAAGTTCACGGATTTGATAACTACTTTCACGGTGAATATAACGATGTAGGTTTCATCGATAAGTTTTGGAAACAAGATCTTACTGATAAGTATCTAAACGGATGGGGAGATGCTGTAGTTCACCTCGCAGGTAGAAGCGTCGTGCCACAAAGTCTTAAAGAACCTTCTGAATATTATAGAGTCAATACTATGGGAACTAAAAACGTTGTTGAAAAACTTCGTACTGATAATTTTATTTTTGCGAGTACAAGTTCAGCGTTCGAAATGCGATCTCCTTATGCACGAAGTAAAGTAGCTGCTGAGGATATCATTAAGGAAAAATCTAATGGGTACACTATTTTTCGTTTTTTTAATGTCTCTGGTACTGATGGGATACATCGCCAGCTCGGTACTCCCTCTCATCTTATTCGCGTGGCTGCTATGGCTGCTGCTGGGGATATTCCCAATATTAAAGTCTTTGGTACTGATTATGATACTAGGGACGGTACTTGTATACGGGATTATATACATGTCTGTGATATTAGTTCTGCTATAGTACGAGCAGTGGAAAAAGGACCAGCAAATACAGATTATGAATGCTTGGGAAGTAATGTTGGTTACAGTGTTTTAGATGTAATTGATACTATGAAAAAAGTAACTGGCAAAGACATAAAAACAAAAGTTGTTTCTCGTAGAGATGGAGACGCGCATTCTTGTATAGTTGAAAACTTATCAGAGTTTTGTGACTTAAGGTATACTTTAGAAGATATGTGTTATGATCAATATAAAATGCAATTAAATTTAAATTAAACGTGTACAACTATAGAATCATAGTGTAGGTTGTATGTAGGTGAAACGATCCTACCTAGGCAATCACGCCAAAACGATCGAAAAAACCTAACAACTGCCGTACGCAGCCTGTTAGGTGGGTATGAGAAGCTGGTACCGAAGGAAACCCAGACGTGTTCTACAGACGTGATTGTAGATACGGGGAGAGTCACTGCAGAAAGGCTCTCCCCCGACAATTAGTCTTTTTAATTATGGGCGGATGAAAGAATTCATAGGTTACGTTATTGCATTAACAGGCCTAACCGATGCAACGGTTTCCAAGGTGCAATTCCTCGGTCGCTCATAATTAAGAAGATTAAGAGTATTTTAACAAGTGTCCGTACAGAGAGAACCGGACTTGAACAGACCACCCAGCGCGCAGGAGCTTCTGTAAGCACGGGTGCTAGTTTCATCAAACTATACGTAGGCTTTACAATAGGGACCATCCGAAGTAGAGAGTAGATACGACACTGGGGCGATGGAGATACTAGGGGCGCTTGTTAAAATAGTTTTATAAGGGTGAAGTGTTATGGTAGCACGCGGGATTCCAAATCCTTAAGCGAGGGTTCGACTCCTTCTACCCTTGCCAAATCAAATAAAATGAAATTAACTGTTTACAACACTGTAATGATTCTGTATAAAGGTTATAGAAACAAACACAGAGAGATAAAACAATGAAACTAGTTAAAGTACAACGCGAAATTCTTTCAAACGCAGCAGCTTCTTTTGCAAAGCATGGCACTGAAAAGCCAATTCATGTAATGTCTCTTAACGCAAAGATTGATGCTGGCAACTTTCCTAAAGCTTACGCTCTTTATTGTTCTAAGATGGAGATGTTGATTGAAGCTGGTTTGATTTCTCGCGAAATCCATGCAGACGGTTACGCTTATTTGACACCTAAAGGTTATGAGTTCGCAGCTACTCTTTAAACCGCGAAACTCTCTCCGCAACCGCACGAAGCTGTTGCATTTGGATTGACTACTTTGAGATAACTTCCTCCTAGTTCCTCGACGTAGTCAATCGTACATCCGAAGATAAACATTTCTGCCATGGGATCAAGCCACAGATTTTCAACCGTGGGTTCTTTATCTGTAGTACCCCACTCATATTGAAAACCCGAACAACCACCGCCTTTTACATTAAGCGATACATTGGGCTTTCCTGCTTTTGCTAAATACGCTTTCGCGTTATCTGTGACTTGAATATTCATTTATTCAGACTTCCAGATAGTCCACGCACCCCAAGCAATTGCAAGTCCTGCAGCAATTTTTGCTAATGGTGCCATGAATAAAACCATGAGGCCTAGAGCAACTAATGCTCCGCCGTCCCACGTAGTTCTTTCTTTAAGTCTATTTTTAATCCAGTTCATTTCTTTTTTCCTCCTAGAGTTTTAACGCCTGCTTTAGCTTCTACAGCATCAAGCCTACGTTCTAAATCGTCTATTTTCTTTGTTATTTTGGGATACTTTTTACGCCAAGCATCTTCTGGTTCTTGTAACCAAGTCCAACCCCATCTGATTGCTAAGTAATCTAAAAATCCATCAAATTTAGTGTATGCCCAAAGACCCATATTCGTTTCTTTAAACCAAGCTAAGAACGCTGCACCAAGAAGAGCACCTGCTATAGCAGTATAAATCCAGAGTGTATCTCCGAGCATTGCGCTAATCATATCCATTATAGTGCTGCTATTCTAGTTTGGTAATCAGCAAAGTCTGTACTTGCTGCTACTAATGCTTTCAAGTCTGCTGTATTAGTATACCCTGGTATTGCCGCATTGTGTGTAACTTCGCCTGTGTCAGC